GTACCTTCATCGGGACTCTCTGAATAGCCAATAACTCGCACATTACCTACAATGGTTTCCAAACCAGCAGCCGATGTTTCTACGAAGAACGCAGATTGACCTGTCTTGGTACTACCAGCAGAAGCTGTCGAAACAGTTGCTACATAGTTAAGTACTTTACAAGTCTCACCGTGACTACAGGTTGCATTACCTTGAATGTAATACGTCTGATCAGGATCAGTTATGACATGGAACTCAATACTAGTTGCAGCAGTGATAGCTTCACCCGGCCAATACCGTGAGAATTTTTGACTACCATCAGAGTCCACATAGTTACAGCCCATGAATACACCCGAAGGCTTCAAGGTTGCACCAATAGATTCTGAAATAGTACCACTAGCTTCAATACATATCAAGTCACCAGTATACAGTTTCTTGGGAGCACGAGTTATAGTAGTAGGGGAAATCAAAGTACTTGTTCCACCCGTATTATAATTCTGTCCCTTTTTTCGAGCAGGAAGGAAGCCACGTAGTGCTCTTGTACTAGACATAGTATTCTCCTTCCAATGTTTAAGGACTATTCCTGAAACGTAGGAGTTCGTCCTTTAAATGTTCTCGATTTGCTATTATTGGAAATGGGCATCTGTGAACTGGAATGTCTCATCAACTGTGAATTAACAGCTTCCAGCATCTCATTAGCCTTATTCCTATAATGCTTTCTTTTGGCCTCCAGCTTGACCGTAGGTATCTTACCCAAGGCTATGTCTCCACGACAGACAACTCCAGCATATCGACCTTCTTCTCTCACGGTAGAAGTGGCTCCCATCTCAGGAACTTCTTCAGGAGAAACAAACTCCCATCCTTGACCTTGTTTCTTACCAACTTCTTGGTAATCATCCTGACCATTAAGAAGGATACGTAACCACCCAAGAGACATATCTTGCTGGTTATATCTTTCTTCAACTTCACGAGGTATATAAGTTGCGTTTGGTTCTTCAAAGACGTACTCTGTTTCTTCTCTGGTTTCGTTTTCCCTCATCTGAGAATTACGTGATTCAGTTCGTGTCATAATTTCTCCTCCACGTTACAGTTTAATTGCTGTGTATTCACCATCGGCATCTTGTACCTTGGCTTTTTCAGCAGCATATTGTTCAAGTGGTATACCCCAGTTTTGTGCTAACCTTACATCTTCTTTGGTTAGTTTTACCTTACCCGGAGTTGGGGTTGAACGTGAAGCCCCGGCTACCACTTGAGCAGGTTTTGACGGATGTTCCTGCACCGATTTTTGATTGACATCAGAGTTAAACTTGCTTGGAAATGTTTCCCTAATTCTGTTGTCAATTTCTTTATAAAATTCTGGATCATCTGGACTAAATCCTTCTTCCTTTAATTCTGCATCCAAGGCTAATGCGGCAGCAGTCATAACTCTATCTTGACCAAACCAGCTATTTTCTTGTGACCACTCTACAGCTCTTGGATCTGTTATAGTTTGCTGTTGAGGGGCCATCTGTTGCTGCTGTACAGGAGCTTGAGGTGTATTCTCAAACTGAACTTTAGCTGCACTAACAGATTTTATATCTGTTTGAGCCTCGTTTAAAAATTCTTGAGCTTGAAGGATCTTAGTTGCATCTCCTTCATCATGGGCAGACTTATAGGCTGCTCTGGCTAACTCAAGTTTATCAGTAAGCTGCTTCTCATTTGCATCTAAATGCAACTTACTTATATTGGAAAATTCCTGTTCTCTACTGGAGAGTTTAGTATTTAATTGTTCATTCTGTTGAATGAGTTTATTAATATGCTCGTCACGATCCTTACGTTGTTTTATTAATTGACGTATACGTTTCTGAGCACCTTTGGTTTCTATACCATCTAATTCTTTAGGTTCTGTATCTGAAGGAGCTTCTGGTTTAACTTCAACCTTTTCCTCCTCTTGTTCTACTTCAAACTCAACTTTAGTTTCCTCTTCTGAGGAAGGTGCTTCTACTTCAGTCCATTCTTCTTTCTTAACCATTTCAATTCCTTTCGTTGCTAACGAAGCATACGGTTTTACGTTATTAACCTATTATACTATAAATATACAAGATTTACAATCCTTATGTTAAATTAAATGTAGGATCTAGATCTTTTGGATGTTCTACTCTACATATGACCTGATCATCAAATAATAGAATAAGTCTTACGGACTTATAGAATAATTTCTGACCAGCATGTTTGGCATAGCATACATAGTCTCCTTCTTGACACCATCCCCCATTTGGAAACTTATTCTCATCTAGATAAGCTAAGTCTCCTATGGAAAGAACTCTTCCTACCGTAGTTAGATATGCCATATCATCCTTGGTAGAATCAGGAAGCATTATACCTCCCTTGGTAACTCCTTTTATACTTATGGGCCTTATTAGAATATGATAGCCCGGTAACTCTGGTAGAGGATTTGGATCTTTAATATCATCCTCTGTAATCCACATATCGTTCTTAATTGCATTTCCTAAATGAACCTGTTGCATTTACTCCTCGTCATCGTACATTCTCTTTTTGAGAATAGTTGTAAAAACTTCACGACTCCATTCAATACCTTGAATGTGGCCGACCAGCTCACGGTAGTGTGAATAACTTTCAGCACCCCCATTAGCTATGATATTTTTTAATCGTAGTAGTTCAGTATTATAGTCTTTTACTACTTCATCCCAAATTTCCATTATCTAACTGGCTTGGGATATTTCCATGTAGATGCATCTCGTTCGTTCAGGACACCTTTACGTGCTCTGGCACCAACACCACCATCTGCCACAGACCTCTTAGTGGAATCACCATATGCACCACCATCACCATTGGGTACATGTTCTGGATATCCATTAGTTACACCCTTAACATCGTTAGGGTAATGTACTCCTCCATACTTAGGCATCTTATTCTCCTTTTCTTTGTGATTGTAATTCGGCCATTTTCATTTCTCTTTGATTTTCTATATCAGCAGATTTCTCTAGCATTTTACCCTTTAACTGTTTTTCAGCCATTTGGTTCTTCTGCTCTTCCAAAGACATCTTGGTCATTAGTTCAAGTGTCTTTAATGTTTCCTTACTTGATCTATCCAGTTCTGACTTCTCTTTCTTCAACAAAGCAGACTGTCCTTCAGCAGCAGCTTCCTGCATAAGTTTTAACTGTTCCAGTTTAAGTTTCTGTACATCCAAGGCAGCTTCTGCCGTATTACTGGCAGCATCCATTTGTAGTTTCTGTTGTTGCATTTCAACCTTCTTCTGTTCCAAGGCTACTAATTGCTGTTCAGGTGATTGAGCTATACCCATTGCCTGATTAGCATTTAGTACCTGTTGAGCAGCTTGGGCCATAATAGCCTCGGCTACTTCCGGTTTTTGAGGACCAACCTGTTGCATACCCATTTGTGTTACACCTGTTATCTGTTCCTGATATTTTAAAACCATATGTTCCTGAATATTAGATTCCAGTACAGGTTTGATACGTTGCATAAGAGGACTTGCTCCGTTCATTGGATCTTGTAAGTAAGCCATCTTTACCTGTATATGTGCATCATGATTCTGACCGGGAAATGCTCCAATTGGTACACCCTTAACAGCAGCCATAATATCTGATACAGGATCAAGAGGTTTTGGTTTTTGCTTTGCTGGTAGTATCTCTTCCATATTCGGCATATTGGCTGCATTTAAAATTGTTCTATTTAATGCTTCCAAGTTAAACATGCCGGGAGGTGATTGCTGTGCCATTTGCAAGGCCATTTGTGCAATCATAAGACGGTGAGCATTGGATGGAATATTTGGATCACTGACGGGAAGCACATCCACTCTTCCATCAAAGTCGGACTTGAATATATTCCGACTTTCATATGGCACATCATAGGGATAATCATTGGGTAGATAGTCATAGTCTATCCTAGCCAAGATCCTAAATTCATCTCTTTGGGATTTGTGCAACCTCTTGTGGATTGCAGAGAAGAATTTACTGGATGCTTCCAGTAGTGCCATAGTTGTACCTACGGGTCCGTAAGAAGATGCTTCCGATACAATCTGTTCTGTACTGTCGGCAAACTTCTGACCTGCTGCTGTTACGAAACCCAACATCTGGAACAAGGTCGAGGAAGGCTCTTTGTAGGGGAGAGGAACAATAGCCTTTGCCAAGTCCATACCTGTAGATTCAACTTCTTTAAACTCACCGGGACTGATAGGATCATTGTCACCAACCATCCTAACACCTTTTGCCTTAAAGCCTCCCGGCAGGTTAGCAAATTGACCTGCATCAATAAGACTTCTCATTGCTGCTGTAGCACTCATGGTTAGATTACCAAGGAAGTGCATGAGGCCAAAACCGTAGAAACCAAAACCCGGAACGAATCTATAATGGACAAAGTGACTTATCTTTTCCTTATTCTTATCATCGGCTTGATAGTTTCTACGAATACATAAAACATTTCTGGATTGTTCTTCAATTGTTACAATGTAGGGAAGTGCTATTCCCTCTTCTGCATTAGGTTCATCTATTTCTAAATCACAATGTTGTTCCAATAGTACATACTGTGGATCAGTATCGGCTGAAGGAGAGAACCCTAATATAGTATCCATCTTGGATGCAAAAGCAGTAGGTTGTGGATTAGTAGCCATTGGTAATTCGGTATTGGAATATATACCAGACCGAATATCTTTTGCCAGATCAATTGGACTACGATAAATTACATGTGTATATCTATCTGCTTTACGTAAGTTACTTGCATAGTAAGATACGTAGAATTGATCAATCGGTACAAACTCTGCTACTGGTCGTTTAAGATTAGCATCGTAATATAATTTCTTGAATGCAGAACCTATTAGTGGAAGATGAAAGAGCATCTTTTCAAATTCGTCAAAGTACTCTGGCATCTGTTCTGTAACTTGATAGTTCATAAAGTTTTTGACACGATTGGCTTGCATTTCTTTTTCTGGAGTAGACTTGCCAAGTATCTGTGTCTTGATCGGACCTGCCGATGGAAATAATTCCTGTGATGCTTTACTCTGGAACTTGACTGCTGACTCTACGAGTAATGGATGTACTGCACTACAGGCACCTTCAAATGGTTCAGATGATTCCTGTATCTTTAGACCAAGCAGGTCAAAGCCACGTTCAAACATAGACTCCCATTCCTGTCGGGAGTTCTTATCTGCATCGTAGTTGTTATAGACTGTATTGGATATTTCCCCTAATGTCTCATCGTCCAGTGTCTCAGCCAGATTTGCATACCACTCCTGCACTGGAGCTTCTGCTATCATTTCAACTGTACTGGTAAAGTCAACTGTTACACCACCATCAGGTTCCACTTCAAAGGTAGCTTCCTGTTCCTCCTCTGTGGGTACAGGATTCATGGGAACTACATTAGCCACTTCCTGTGGTATCTGGTCAAATGGATTTCGTTCTGTTGCCATATTTGTTTTCCCGTCTTTATCTATCTACTGGTATTTCAAAATCATAATCGTCATCATGTGCTGTAGCTGTTGGCCCCATTGCATATGCAGCAGCTCCCAGTGGAGTTCCTCTTTTAAATAGTGATAGAGCTGATAGTAATTTATTTATAGATGGCTTCTCAGTTTCTTTTGGACCTGTTATTTGTTTTGGACCTTTAGGCTTTGTATCTTTTTTATTAGCCAGTTGAGTTAGTAATCTTCCTAATGCATGTGTACCAATCGTTTTACCTACATCTTTTATACG